ACCCAAAACATCTCGGCACTCAGTGAACTATCCCATTTCTGGGCATCACCTTCTCCGTAGAGTGGGTTTGGAATTGAGGAAAGTTGCTTAAGAAGTTCGAAAAACCCCCCGCGGGACATGCGGTACCCATGTTTCATGGGTGTGAAATCATAGAAAGATGGTTTACACATTTCTTCGTTCAATTCCTGTGACATCATTGACATCGCAACAAAATTTTCGAAGGGTGAAACCATGAATCCACGAATATCAAGGTTTTCGATTTTTGAGATCTTCAAATTTTCAACTTTTCCACAATAAGTGAAAAGTGTGGGATAATTTATTTCATGAGCAAGAGTCCAATATCTAACAATGTAATCTAAATATGCTATTGCTTCGCCTTTCGTACGGCACTGGTGGATTCTTGTTAGAACCCAACCAGCTACAGCAGAAGGCATGTATTTTACTTCTAAAATAGGAACTATTCTACATTTACTTTCTAACTTTCTGAAAAAATTTTTTAAATCTTTGAGAGCAAGCTCTCTGATTTCTTTCGAACACCAAGGAATGGGAAGCTGATCATATTTCTTTAAAGATTTGATAACTGACTCATGAGTGGGGTTAGCAATACGGAACAATTTACAATACTCATTTTTCAAGTCAGGATTCTTTAAAAGAAATTTTCGATAATCTGGATCAGCGTACTCACACCAAGGTTCTGTCTTAAGAAACCCAAACTCCTCGAAAAAACCGATATTTACAATATTTACAGTGTCCTCGACACTGGGGACGTCGGGTGGCCGCATGGTGAGATGATCCCACCATGGGACAAGCGACCCACTCAAAGATGCTCTGCGGAGCCCTTCGAGTGGGACAAACCTTTTAAACGATAAGCGGCTTGTGCCTTGAGGGCAAGATGCCAAACGTCAGAGAGAGGGAGGTAAAGATTGGTGTTGTTATGAATGTCGTGACCAAGATGGATACCAAGAAAGCATCCAGTGGTTGCATCATCAAGACTTGCACCAGAACAACCTGCCCAAGTGCTGGCAGAATGCATTCCATGATAGGCAATGCCTTGTGTTTGAACGTTTGTGAAGGTTTTGTCCGCACCATAGACGAAGACATTGTGTTCTTTTGTTCTGTCGTGTTGAGCGACAACAGGGGCTTGATGTGGGAGGAAAATGGGAGTCTTGCTTCCATCGGAGAGAATATTATCCCAATTAAAAAAGAAATAATCGATATTGGTACCGATTTCTCGTTTTGAAATGAGATAATGGATGGGAACGATCACAGGCTTTGGAGGCGGAAGTGAAGGATGAGTCCACGGCCAAATTTCGACTTCAATGGTATGGTCAAGGTCTGAGTCTTCAAGAATTGCTTCTTTACGACCATGAATAAGATGGGCCATGACGTGATAACATGTAATGCCGATATTTGACGAGAACTCAACTCTCCCACTGTGAAGCTGGTTACAACCTTTGCGACCAATAAAGTAGGCACGAGATGAAAAATCCTTTATCACGGGAGAGTTGGGCATTGGGGCATGGAGTTCAAAATCTTGAAGAGAATGATTACCTTCGGAAATTCGAGCCTGAACCTTGTGAATGCGTGCGCTTGGAATTGGGCCATATTGGCGACCTTGGTTATCTTTAATCATCCAGCGAACTGGACCATTGGGATTCTTTGAATTCCAAATTGAAAACAAGGTTCCTTTGGCTTCACG